GATAAAGTACGAACAAAACAAGGCAAAACACTATAACAGAATGGCGGGAGTAGTATGAAAAACCCTAAATGTTCGCGACCAAAAATAAAACTGCGAACAAAAAAGAAAGGCAATCCGCACGAGCCCCAGAACAGAAAATCCAACCTGGCCCCGAATTTTCTATGGGGATTTTTGGGGGTAAACATTAAAACGCCAAATTGCATTAGCGGAAAGCAAGTTGATCCATGCGCGGCTTTCTGCGCATATTTAGGCGGCGACAATTGAGGAACAACATGGCAAAAGGCGAAGGCGGCGGGCCAAAAACGCCGGAAGGGAAAGCAATTAGCAGCATGAACGCACTGAAACATGGGCGTTATATGCGCAATTACCAGCGCATCGGCCAACTGGCAGGCAAGCTGGCGATCTGCGATCCCTGTGGCAAATCCCAGCAGCGGGCCTGCGCCGCCGCCAGTTCCTGCGCTCTGCAAAACGAGCTTATTCTGAATTATCATTACGCCCAGGCGGAAAAGGATTTGCAGCGCCTGGAGCAAAACAATGCCATCCAATTGGCATCCATGGATCTGATTTTTTCCCAGAAACTTCGCTGGGCTATGCAGCACCTGGGCGAAATAGAGATAGTGAGAATTAAAGGCGCAAAAATGAAACAGCCGGTCGTGCGGGAAGAGCATATCCGCACGCTGTTGGATATGATGACCGCGCTTTCCAAGACGCTGCCCGACATGCAACTCACCCGCCGTACTCAGGAAAACATCGACGTGGAGTGGGCCAAGCTATTGGAAGCGGAAATAACCCAGGAAAAAGCAGACGAATATAAACAGCGCGCGCTGCAATCGCTGAATGAGTGGAAGCTTAAGGCACTGGAGGAGGCCGACGAAATGAAGGAAAAAGACGCCGCCATCCAGGAATTTGTGAACAAAGGCAAAAATGAAAAAGATGAAAAACCGCTGCAAATTGGCAAAATAGGGAGATCGCCGTTTGGCCACGAAAGTGCAAAATAGGGCCGAGGTGGTCGGCAATGTGGCTGACCAGGTGCTGCAGAAATATAAGCACGACGATTTCGAATTCGTGCGCATGATCTTCGGCAAAGAACTGCGGCCCTTTCAGTGGGAGTGGTGGTTTCTAATGGATGAGCACGCCGATGTGTTGGTGAAGGCTTGCCCGCGCGTGGGTAAAACCGTCGATATCGCCCTGAAAAACCTTAAGGATGCTCTGACAAATCCGCATGAGGAAGTGGGCGTCTTCGCGCCGAAACATGACCAATCGGTGAACAGTTTCAAACCCGCCTTCGAAATCATCGAAAGCCAGGAAGTGGTGAAAGCCTTCATTAAGCGCAACGCCATCGGCAAACTGGATTACAGTAAGAGCTATGTGAATTTTCTAAACCATTCCGCCGAGAAATGCTTCGGCGTGAATAGCAATTTTGAGGGCGAGAACGTCACCATCCTGCACGTAGATGAGCTGGATGACATTCCGCCCGACGCGATGAAACGCATCTTTGGCCGAACAGTGGGCAAAAATCGCAATGGCCTGCCCACCCGCAAACGGCTTTCCGGGGTCATCTGGGGCAAGCTCAATATCTGGAAATTCGACCAGGATCCGTCGTTTTTCACCCTTCCGCCGGTGGACGTTTACCAGGCGCTGGCCGGCGGCTATCTGGATTTGAAATCCGTGCAGGATTCCCGCACATCTCTCACCGACGACGAGTGGCTGCGCACCATGTGCCTGCTATACGTGGAAAGCCGCAACTTTATCTGGAGCACCTGGCTGCATACCAGCCAACTCATTGGCTTGCGCTGGAACATTTGCCCCATTCCGCCGCTGAAAGAGACTAAATTTCGCAAACGCGGCAGCATTAGTTTCGGGCTGGATATGGGACATCAGGGCGGCGGCGCCGATGCCTCGGAATATTCCCTCCAGGTGACCGAGGCGGTGGGCCAATATGAACGCTGGCTATTTGGCAGGAACTGGTCGCCGGATACAGATCCCGATCAGCTCATCGGCGAAATATGTGACTATTGGGAGTTTTTCAATCCCGATATCGGCTTCGGCGACGCGCTGGACGCCAACCTGATTGCACAAATTAACGAGGAGCTTTACCGCCGCGGCTTGACTTACTACAACTGGCATTTGGCCGGTAAGAATGACCAGGAAGGCTGGAAGGATTGGGCGCGACACGGCCTGATGACGCCCATTCACAATTCTGGCCGCACTAAGCATTACATGTACATGAGCCTGCGCAACGCCATATACAACTCCATGAACATTTCCGACGCCGCGCCCACCGGCCGCATTTTCGTCTTTCCGTTGGTGGATCGGGAGAAATCCAAGAAATCGGAATCGTGGCGGGAATTGCAAATGCTTATTTCCGAGCTGAGCAATCTGGTGGCGGAGAAAATGCCATCCGGATTTTACAAGATTCAGCGCTATAAAAAAAAGATTGACGATCCGGAACTGCAGATCGTAGGCGGCAGCCGCAAGCTGGGCGACGACCGGCCCGACGCCCTGGCCATGAGCCACTATGGGCTGGACTATGTCCACAGCGGCACTTCCGCAGCCGGCGGCGTGGGATTGGCCTATGCAAGGGGGTTCTAATGGCATTTTTTCGCAAGAAAAAAGAACTATCCGAGCCCTATAAAACCGTGTTCGATCGGGAGGTTTTAAACCTGGAGCAATCGGCCGACATTCTCGTGGCCATTTGTGCAGAAATGGGCGGCGAAAAAATAACGCTGCTTTGTGAATCGTTTGTGGCGGTGATCGCCAAAAGGACGCCGGCCGCCGAAAAGGAATATTGGGAAAAATGAGACGGTTTGAAAATAGAAAGCCCATCTGCCCGCGCTGCCGCGGCACAGGCCGGGTGGAACACCATGCAAACGAGTTCCACTGCAACGCCTGCAACGGCACCGGCCGGGTAACGCCGGAACAGTATGAAAAAATTATTCTGGCTGATATCGCTATTCATGGTGTCGAAGCGTTATTTTGGTAAAACCCAAATGGAAGGCAAGGAAAATGACCGTTAAAGAAACTATCGCAATTTTGGAAGGATCCAATCCAATTAGCGAATCACAAATAATGAATAATCAATCACAAATCGGAGAAAACCATGGCACTATTTGACGCCGAAAGCTGGGCAAAAATTATCCAGGGCTACGAAGGCAAGGCAAAATTTGATCTCACCGCCATCAAAAATCTGGACGCCTTCACCGGCGATGTGGTAACGGACAAATACCTGCCGCGCTATAGCATCCGGGAAGATGAAAAGGTTTACAAAGACCGTCTGAAGCGCGCTGAGAATAATTACTTCAATTTTCCGCGCAAAATTCTATCCATCTATGCCAACAGTATTTTCCGCAGCACCGAACCGGTGCGCATGTCCGATAATCCGGATATCCGGCGGTTCTGGCAAGACGCCACCGGCACCATGATCCCCATCGGCCAATTCGTCAAAAAGCGGGTATTTTTGCTAAACCAGCTTACTGGCGGTTGCTGTGTGGTTGTGGATAAGCCCAAGCTGCCGAATACCGGGCAGAAACTCAGCAAGGCCGAACAGGAGAAGCTGAACATCTTCCCCTATGCCTACGTGCTGCCCTGGTCGCAGGTGGTCAATTTTGCGGTGGATAAATTCGGCGCCCTGAATTGGATTCTACTTGACGCCGGCAGCGACGCCAATAACGACCGGCTTTACAAATATTGGGCGAAAGATTCCTGGGCTTTGCTTACACAGGACCAGGCGGTGATTGACAGCGGCGAATTCAGTCTCAACCGAGTGCCGGTAGTGCGTTCCTTCAACGCCGAAAATCCGAAGAACAATTTTCTCACGCCGCTGGGTGCCATGGATGAAGTGGTAAAACTCTCCATAAAAATATTTGAGCTCATGAGCCAGTTGGACCAGATGGTCATTTCCCACATCTTTCTAAAAATTGCCATGCCCCGCAGCATGTATGAGGAGATGAAAAAAGATGGTATGGGCAATTATAATATCATGATCTATCCCGACGGCTACCAGGGCGTGCAGGCGCATTATATCAACACCCCCGCCACGGAAATGGAGCAGATGGTGGACCTCATTTTCCGCAAATATCCGGAGATGATTCTGCAAATGGCCACCTTGCGGGATAAAACCAACGTGCCCCGGGAAGAATCCGGCGTCGCGAAATTCATCGACTCCAGCGACGAGCTGGCCAATTTGATCGATAAGGCCGAAGCCATGGAAACCACCGAACGCAATATGACCCGCCTGATGAAGCTGTGGGAAGGCATCAGCGGCGACAAAACCACCATCAGCTACAGCAAGAATTTCGACGTCAAGTCCACCAACGAGATGATTGACGAGCTGATCCAAATCTTTAAAGAAGATCTGCATTCGCCCACTTTTTCGAAGGAGGCGGTGAAGCGGGTGGTGCGCAAATTTTTGGGCAACGTGGATGAAAACACCTGGGGGAAAATCGCTGCGGAAATAGACAACGACATCGATCCCGCCCTGAATCTGGAAGACATCAGTGCACTCATCGACAAAGGCGCCATCGACGTGGTGAAAATTGCCATGCGCTATAATCCGGATATCAAAACTAAAGATGACGCTGCCAATTTTGTGCGGGACAATCTGGCCCGGTTGCGGGCGGTTCCAGGTGCGCCGTCTGATTTCATATTTTCGAATCAGTAATATAGAAGTCAGCGGCGGGCGTAGCACGTCCGCTGGACTGGCTGGTTATCCAGGAGGTTGACATGGGATACATCAACCCACTACTTAACCTACCGGCAGGAAGGCGATTACAGGAATTGCCGCCGGAACAGAGAGCCGCCATTGCCGACGTGATGCGTGACCTCCGTCGCCAAGCCAACGACAAAGCAGAAGAAAGCTGGCGGAAGCGCAAGGGACCGATGGCGGCCTACTGGCGCGCTGTCAGCACATACGCTCGTCACTTGGCGCACGCGTTGACTAAGGCAACGGATAACGGCTGAGCTTAGCGGCGTGGAGGATTAAATGATATGTAAAATTAAGGATGCGTTTAGCGTCCGACTGCAGCGATTTGTTACGCTCGGTTTTTGTGGATTGAAATATATACCCGAAATGCAGTTGTTCGCAACAGAGTGCGGCGAATATATAGGAGAGTTATTTTACACAACCCGGCATATTTATTGTCCGTTTTGCGGTAGAAAAAGAAAGTATCTATATCGTATAAAAAAAAGAGATATCGTATAACGGCTTGCGGCTAACGTGCCGCAAGCCAAAACTTTAAACTTAAAAACGAGCCATGTTTGTGGTCAACTTGAACCGCTTGTTACACGGCGAAGGAGTAGAAATGATAAGAGAACAGGCAATACAGGAAATTGAAGGATTATTTCCTGCTGATTCCCAATACCCAAAATCCCGCGAAAAAGGAATTGAACTTCTTGAACAGGCAAAACGAAATACGAATGATTGGCGCAATCTTCCAGATGAAACATTATTTGAATATGCCAGATTATGCCGAGAAGAAGAACATAGGCAGGCGATTAAATTTGATAGAGCCGTCTAACGAAAAAGTTCAGAGGTGAGCGATGGTTAAATATATAGACTGTTACAAATGCAATCAAGATGGAGAAACCGCAAACGTCTGTCGTTGTGACGAATTAAGCGAATCCACTGAAACGGCTGGTTCGGCTACAAAATATTTCCGTATACCTCCCAAGGAGGGCATTTGGTTCAGGGATAGGCTTGGTTATTGGGGTAAAACCTACACTGACGTGGCTAAAATCATACGGATTTCTATTGATGGAGATATATTTTCACGGTAGTAGCCGAACTTGTTATTTACGCGCAAAAGTGACCATAATGCGATATAAAAACTTAGGATATCATGGCATCGCCACGCAAAATCGTTAAAATCATAAAGCAGCGGGAAGAGCTGATCGACGCCATTCCCTCAGAGTTTATTGGCCAGTTGGAAAAGGCGCAGAACTTCCTTGCGCGGGAGATTATCAATTTCGCCAAGGAGCTGAAAACCAGGGGCGGCCAGGTGCAAAACACGCCTGCTAACATCCAGTTGGCGCTGCGTCTGCGCGACCAGATTCGCGGCTTCCTGCGCAAGGGCGGCTATTTCCAGAGCGTGACTGCTTTCGGCCAACAATTCGACGAGCTGCTGAAGGTGGAGCGGCAATATTATCGAGCCATGGAACTCTCCGGCGTGCTGGCGGAACGCGATCTGAAAACCCTGAGCAATATCCGCAAAAACAATATCAATTTTCTCATGGAACAGGATCAGCGGGTCATCAATGCCACCTATGATGAACTGCTTGGCGGAATCTACCGAGAGCGGAATTTCCGCGACCTGGCCCGGCGGCTGGAACGGCTGCAAACCGACACCACTTTCCCAAATGGCAAAACCCTGAACGGACTGCTGAAACGCTATAGTGCGACTTATGCCGCCACCGCCTACGCCAATTTCGATCGCCAGATTAATAATATCAAATCGGCGGAATTCGGCATAGACGATTTTCTATACAGCGGCTCTCTGTTGAAAGACAGCCGTCCGTTTTGCGTGGACCGGGTGGGACAAACGTTTACTAAAGATGATGTGGAGAGCTGGCAATCGCTTTCCTGGAAGGGCAAGGCCGAAGGCCGCGATATCTGGACCTTCCTGGGCGGCTGGAATTGTGAGCATAGCCTTTCACCGGTCACCGCCGGATTTAAGCAGGAAGTGGAGCGGCTGTACGGCAAATTATAAATATTCTCTGTCATTTCAACCGAAGCGAAGCCGAGCGGAGAAATCTCTTTTTTGTCTTTTGCCTTTTTCCCCCCTCTGAGAAGTCAGTTGACAAGCACCTGAATAATTTGCCAAATTATGCACAGCATAAGGAACGTCTCCTCCATTGGGTTAGGGCGGAGAGTCCCGTTTATCGGGATTCTCCGCTTTTTTTTGGGAGACACCGGAAATTAAACGAGGTAAACAGATGCTTATTTCAGGGAAACGGGGCGCCCCAACAGCCCCTCTCAGTTCCGGCGGGAACAGATTTTACGCAGCTTATTGTCACCCATTCGGCAACCGGCATTCGCTGGCATTCTCTTCGCCCTCCTTTGCGGAAGGCGATCCCGGCGGCGGCGGCGGTGATCCACCGCCGGCGAAAACGTACCAGGACGGTCTAACCGAAGGGTTCCGCAAAGGCTACAACGAAGGCAAGGTCAAGGGCAGCCGGGAAATTCTCGGCAAAATCTCTTTTCTGGAAGTCGATGAAAACGACCTGGACGGCTCCATTCAACGCGCCCGGGAAGCTTTCACAGCTTTCAAAGAAGGCAAACTCACGGATGAGATGAAGAAAAAAATAAAAGATATGGACGCTTTCAAGGAGATGGAAAAGAAGCTCCAACAGAAAGAGGACGCCTACCAGCGCCTGCAGCAGGAGAAGGAACAGTTTATCCGGCAGACGTTGATCGATAGCCGCCTGCAGCAATTGGCCGCGGAAAACAAAGCCATTGATGCCCAGGATGTGGTGTTAGCCTTCAAAAACGCTTACAAGCTGGATATTACCGAGGACAATAAGCCGGTCGTTCGCACTGTGGAAGGCCATCCGATTTTTAACAATGAAACCGGAGACGAATTGAAGCTGGAAGATGTATTCGACCAGTTCAAGCTCCGGAAAAAACACCTCTTCGCCGGAAGTGACAACGGCGGCAGCGGCGGCGGTCCCGACGGTCCGCCGGCCAACGTCAGCCTGAAAGATCTGAAAAATGTGGAGGCTAAAACCAAATATGTTAAAGAACATGGTTTCGAAGCCTATCAGAAACTGGTGATCGCGGAGGCGGAGAAAGGCAACTCTAACGAATAGGAACTGAATCATGGCAGATGCAATCACCCTTGTCAGTGACATGAAAGTTTACGATGCGGAGTTTAACGCCGGCGTTTTTGAGGCGCTCTTTCTCAATACCAATATTTTCAATGGCGCGTCCGGCAACGCCGTCATACTCAACACCCAGGTGCACCCCGGAAACTATCTCAAAAAAGCCTATTTCTCCCGGACGGCAGGATTGGTAGCCCGTCAGAATCTCGCTTCCACCGCCGCCGTGGATTCTTTGAAAATGGCCCAGGTGGAAGAGGCCGCGGTTAAAGTGCACCGGCGCATCGGCCCCATACAATGGACCGACAAAGCCTTCAATATGGCCGGCATCGAAACGCCCGGCGGCAGCTTCACGCTCGGCCGCCAGGTGGGCGACGCGGTTTTGGCCGACATGGTCTCTACAGCAGTCATTGCCCTTAATGCGGCCGTGGCCGGCGCCGGAAGTCTAACCAACGACATTACCACCGCCGCCACCAAGACCGCTAACATTGCCGCTTTTCTGGCCACCAAGGCAAAGTGGGGCGATCAATTCAATGGTTTGGCCGCATCGATCCTGCATAGCAAACCGTTTTTCGACCTGCAAGCAGACGGCCTAAATTACAGCGCGTTGGAAAGCGTGGCCGGTTCCATTATCCAGGGCAACCAGAAAAATGTTCTCGGCCCCATGGTGATAGTGGATGACGCCAATTTGGTGAACGCCGGGGCGCCCAATACCTACAACACGCTGTTGCTGAAGGCCGGCGCCTGCATTCTCCGCCAGTCGGAGCTGCAGAAAATCGTTATCCAGACTCATGTGGGCAACGAACAATTGCTCATCGAAATGCAAGGTGAATATGCGGTAACCGTGGGCATTGATGGCATGACCTGGGATGTGACCAACGGCGGCGCCAACCCGGATAATACCGCGCTGGCCGTCTCTACCAACTGGGACAAAGTGCGCACGGACGTGACCGGTCTGCCTTTTGCCAAGCTGCTTTCGCAATAATATTCGGAACTATCATTTCGACCTGAGCGGCGCGGATGAATCATCTTTCGCCCGCCCGGCCTGGATTGAAACAGCAGAAGAGGAAAGGCAAGGCAATGGCGAATAAACAGATTGAAAAGCTGGCAATCATCTATGACAATGGCGGCAGTTCTCAACTGACCGGCCGGTTCAATGAGCTGGCCGGTGAGCTGGCCGCGGAAGGGCACCGGGTCGTTTTCCGCAATCCCACGCCCTATCTGCCCGGGGACGCGGTTCCCGGTGCGACAAAGGTTTTCGTGCTGGGATTTGAAACCCGGCTTAAAGCCATTCGCGCGGATTATAAGGCGGCGAAGGCGGAAGTGATCGTTCTGGATCCCAAACGCGGGAGCTTCATAAAACCCAAACCATCGGCCCAAAAGGGATAGGAGCGCTGAATGGCTACTACCTCCGATTGGTCGGCAACGGCATTATGCACTTATACGGATGTGACCGCGCGCTACGCCCGCGTGTACGATCTCACCGATCCTACCAGCGGGCAAACCGCCCAGCAGCAGGTGGAGGCTTACGCCGCGAAAGCGAAGGACCATATAGGCCGGCTGCTGGATGTGGTGCTGCGGGAACGACGGGAAGAGATTACCCTCGCGGATTTGGCCGATTTGAAAGATGCCATCGGCGATCTGACCGTTTTCAAGGAGGGATGCGTCGCCTGGACGCTGAAGCTGCTGTTTGAAGATAATTCCATCCGGGAAGACGATTACAACGACAAGAAGATGCGCGATTTTCAGACGGAATTCAAACGGGAATATCAGATCGCTTTGCAATTAATGACCCTGGACATAGACCAGAGCGCAGACATCAGTGACGCCGAGGCGTTGGCCGGTCCCGCCGGCAACCGTTTTATGAGGGTTTAGGAGGCTGATATGGCGGAACCCGGATTAAGAGTTAAGGGACTGGAGAGTGTCAAGGTCAAGCTCGGTCGCTTTTCCCGCGAGCTTTCCCATGCGAACCTGGCCTTCAAAATGGCGGCCAACGTCCGGAATTTCATCGTGGAACGCAGCCTGCGCGGTCAGGATGTAAATCTGCAGCCCTTCAAACCTTACTCCCAAAAGCCGCTTTATGTGCCGGCGGACTTCCGGCCGGCGCCAAAGGGTTGGACCCGCCGCACCAAGACGGGATTCTTTTACGAGAAGGGCTACGCGCAGTTGGCGGCGGCCACCAAGAAAGGCGGCGGGAAGGTGAATCTGTTCGCCACCGGCGACATGTTCCGCGCGTTGCAGCCGCAAAAGATCAGCGATAACCATGCCCGCGTCGGCTTTACCCGGCAGAAAGCCGCGCTCAAGGCGCTGGAAGTGAATGCGGAACGAAAATTCATGGGATTCAAAACACGCCGGGAACTGGACGCCCTCAGTCGGCTCTTCAGTTTTGAGATCAATCGGCTGCTGGGCGCCGCGGGAATAAAATGAAATGGATTATGCAAAACTTCAGGAAATTCAAACGGCCATTGTTAATACGGCGATTTTCAACAGCACCAACGTCATTCTGGGCCAGGACTTTGAAATCAGCACCAGGCGGCTGCCCATGTGCATTATCAAGCAGGGACCGGGAAACGTCAACAGCACAGAGAGCAAGTTCACTGTGCATGTTATGGCGCTGTTTTACGATGCGACGAATATCGAGAAAACCATCTGCGACAATCTCCGCACAATTGTCCTGGCGCTGCGCCAGATTCAGGCGGTGGTTCCGGGGTTTTACACGACCGACAGCGACATCTTGCAACCCTTTGGCATTGTCATCGAGCCGGTGCAGCCGTTTGGCGGTTTCCGGCTGGATTGCGAGGTAACGACTTATCTGTAAGGAGCGCATAAATGGCAAGGGAAACCGGCAATGGAAACAGCGGGCGCGTCACCCTGCGCGATCTGATGAAACTGCAAAAATTGATCTATGATGAGGTCGGCGAGTTGAAAGACGCCATGAGCAATTTGAAAGTTAAAGTTGCGTTAATTAGCGGCAGCGTGGCGGTTATCGTAACCATCGTTACCATCTTAGTCAAAGGAGCCATCGCGCAATGAGCGATATCATTTTCAGCGGTCCGGCGGACAATGTTCTGGTCGAAGACGATACCAATGCCACCATCGAAGTGGGCCATCAGAAAGAGGTTTCGGTGGAGTCCGAACCGGCGAAAGCCGAGGTGATGGACGGCAATGAAGTGCAAACCGGGATGGTGAGCAAACTCTCCGGCGTGGCGGTTCAGAGCGACTCCGCATTGTTCTCCGCGCTGAAGGCCCGAAAATCCGTAAAGAGCCGCATCCACGTGGTGGGGCTGGACAGCCACGTGGTGATGAATAACGTTTGCCCGGCGCTGCATCTCAAGCGCGGCTTTAAGGCCGGCGACGCCCACACCATTGAAATCTCCGCGGCCACCGGCGTCGAAGACAACGTCCTGCACCATGCCCTCTATGCCAACCCGCTGGCGCTAAGCGCCATGTATGACCCGCGGAACAATGAAAAAGGGATTAATCTGCTGGAAAATTTTTCGAGGGGTGGAAAATTATTGACCAAAGGCGAAAGAAATAACAATTATGGCTATATAAAAGATGGAGCGACCGATTGGATCGATTCAAACGCAGATGGTTTAGCAGATGGTATATCGTCCCTTAGTTTTATTAATTATTCCATAATTAACGGAAACGGATTTGTAGGAAATGCACAAAGGTTTGTTTTAACGGGAACAGGCGAATTCGTACAATTAGCTACAAATTTAAATTTAACATCGGACGAAATTTGGGAAATTGCCTTTAAATATCGCGCAGATACTACACTAAAGGTTTTCCAAACCAATGGAACTCTTTATGCCAAAATTTTACCACCAGTTAATACCGGAATTGCCCAGGAAGTTAAGGGCGTTCTTTATTCGGCCAACGGAGTACCTGGCGGAGTGCAATTCACACTATTAGGCACAATGGGAAATTATTTAGAATTGGACGAATTAAGAGTAAATAAAATAACTAATAATAATCACGGCCTTATCCATTTTAATGTCGATCTAAACGCCTTCTGGGCAAATTCCAATTATGGCACTCTGGATGGCGTCAATGACCTGGTGATTATGGGCAATGTGCTGGATCCCGCCAGTCTCAA